CTATTTAGTCATCTTCTTGTACTTAATACGGTGCGGTTCTAATGCTTCAGCGCCCAGAGTACGTTTTTTGTATTCTTCGTATTCGGTGAAGTTACCTTCGAAGAATTCAACTTTACCTTCATCCTGATAATCCAGAATGTGGGTGGCGATGCGGTCAAGGAACCAACGGTCATGGGAAATAACCATCGCGCAGCCTGGGAATTCCAACAGGGCGTTTTCTAAGGCGCGTAGGGTTTCGATGTCGAGGTCGTTGGTCGGTTCATCGAGCAGCAACATGTTGCCGCCAACCTGTAGCAGTTTCGCTAAGTGCAGACGACCACGTTCACCACCGGATAGCTCGCCGACGCGTTTACCTTGATCGACGCCTTTAAAGTTAAAGCGGCCAACATAGGCGCGGCTTGGCATCTCAAAGTTACCGATGCGCATGATGTCTTGGCCGTTAGAGACTTCTTCCCAAACGGTTTTTTTGTCATCCATGCTGTCACGGAACTGATCTACCGACGCTAGCACGACGGTTTCGCCGAGATCGATATTGCCGGAATCTGGCTGCTCTTTGCCGGAAATCATGCGGAACAGGGTAGATTTACCCGCACCGTTCGGGCCGATGATACCCACGATGGCACCTTTCGGCAGCGCAAAAGAGAGGTCTTCAATCAGCAGGCGGTCGCCGTAAGATTTTGACAGGTTCTGAACTTCCAGCACTTTGTCACCCAGACGAGGTCCTGGTGGAATGAACAGTTCGCTGGTTTCGTTACGCTTTTGATACTCAACGTTGTTAAGTTCTTCAAAGCGAGCCAAACGCGCTTTACCTTTAGACTGACGGCCTTTCGCGCCCTGACGGACCCACTCCAGCTCTTTCTCGATAGATTTGCGACGAGCGGCTTCAGCCGAAGCTTCCTGCGCCAAACGCTGATCTTTCTGCTCCAGCCAAGAGGAGTAGTTACCTTCCCATGGAATACCTTCGCCACGGTCAAGTTCGAGGATCCAGCCTGCAACGTTATCCAAGAAGTAACGGTCATGGGTAATCGCTACCACGGTGCCTTCGTAGTCGTGCAGGAAGCGCTCCAGCCATGCCACGGACTCGGCGTCCAAGTGGTTGGTTGGTTCGTCGAGCAGCAGCATGTCTGGTTTTTCCAGCAGCAGGCGGCAAATTGCCACGCGGCGACGTTCACCACCGGACAGATTAGCAATCTGTGCATCCCAAGCAGGCAGACGCAGCGCATCGGCGGCACGTTCTAACTGGTTATCCAAATTATGGCCGTCGTGAGACTGAATAATCGCCTCCAACTCGCCCTGTTCTTTGGCTAACCTATCAAAGTCAGCGTCTGGATCAGCATACAGCGCATATACTTCGTCCAAACGGGTCAGTGCGCGTTTCACTTCACCAACGGCTTCTTCAACCGCTTCACGCACGGTTTGGTCTGGATTGAGTTTTGGTTCCTGAGGCAGATAACCGATTTTGATCCCCGGCTGTGGACGGGCTTCACCTTCGATTTCGGTATCAATACCGGCCATGATGCGCAGCAGGGTTGATTTACCTGCGCCGTTTAGACCCAGAACACCGATTTTGGCTCCGGGGAAGAAACTAAGGGAAATGTCCTTCAAAATGTGACGCTTCGGCGGAACAATCTTGCCGACGCGGTGCATAGTATAGACGTATTGAGCCACGGCTATATACTCCTTGATGTATAAGGGTTTTATGATGTCCCACCAATCTTATGGGGCATGGGTGGGGCATTATTGCTTAATTTTGAATTCAATAGTGCCAACTGGTCGGAATTATGGTCCGGTATCCAGTCGCCGTAGACGTTAAACAGCATCTGGGCAGAAGTATGCCCCATCTGCGTCGCAATAAACGCAGGATTCGCCCCGGCTGACAATGACCAACACGCATAGGTATGCCGTGACTGGTACGCCTTACGGTGGCGGAGTTTAGCCCGTTTTAAGGTTTTATCCCAGTTATCACTTATCGATGTGACAGTATAACGGTCGCCAACAATGCCGTGGGAGTTTATTCCCGGCTTAAACACAAATGTACATGCATCCTTTCTCTTTTTCCCTATCTCTCTTAACACAACATCGACGGTGATCTGTGGCATCAATCGCGTTAATGCCAATTGGCTTTTAAGTGCCTTCATCGCTGGTTCCATCAAAAAGATCACGCGGTCGGTACCGGCCTGCGTTTTTGGCAACGTATATTGCTTTGTCGATGTCCAGTTTCGTCTAACTGTTAAAGATTTCGCCTCTAGGTCTATATCTTCCCATGCTAAAGATGCAAGTTCACCGGGGCGTAACCCTGTATAAACGGCTAGGGTCCAAATATTGATAGATTGCTCATTTCTACATGAGCGAATAAGCCTAGCAAATTCATCCTGAGATAGCGGATCTGGACGAACCTTAGAGCGCTTTAGCTTGTTTACTGCCGCTCCCGGATCTTCATTAAGGTACCCATTATCAAATCCAAACTTAATAGCGCCTTTTGCACAGGTTAGATAGTCATTCACTGTTGCGACGCTGCGCCCTTTTATTAATGCTTTGATTTGGCGCCGTGGGCGTTGATAACCAGTTAATAATTCATTTCTAAGGCGTAGGAGGTCTTCAGGTACAAGTGTTCTGGCAATGCGATTGGGTTTTAGGATCTGCTGGCATGTCTCCAGTTTAACCTTATACCTGCGCAGTGAATTTAAAGCTAACTCAGGCTTTTTCAATGAGAGATAGCGCTCAAAAAGCTCAGCGACCGTTAGATCCTTTTCTTTGCTGGTGGTGTGTACCACAGACTTAGATTCAGGAAATTGTTTAACATAGTCGAATGTACCGGAGCGGATAGCAAAGCATACGGATTGACGCATTTCGGCGGCGGCTTTGCGATTTCTAGGGGTATCGGGGAGCCCTAAAGACTCCCGCTGGCGCTTACCATTTAGCATGAACCAAATGCGAAGATTGCCACCGTGGGCCTCCACACCGGTCGGATACTTAATTTTAGTGGACATATATCAGCCTTATCAGACCGTCGGCTGCTTGGTGGCTTGCTTATCCAGAAAGGCGTTAATCTCATCGAGATTATAAAGTGCTTCACTGTTGGATTTTGGAATGCCATCAGTAGAAGCTAAGATCCACTCCTTCCCTTGCCGCCACGCCCCACGACGGAACGCACGAATTTTCCCATCCGATAATCCAGTAACCAACATTAACAAGTCTTTGGTTAACCATTTATTCGGCTGGATATTTATGCTCATGCTTGGTAAGGCAGTTACGGTATCTACCATACGTACTTCTCCACACAGTTATTGTAAGGCCCGCTGCAACGGGCCGGTAAACAATTTAAGCTGCTTTTACTGCTGTGCTAAAACAACTCTTAGCGATTGCCATCTGCTCTGCATCATTCATCGCGTCATGAAGCGCGTTGTGCTTAATCATCTGGAAGTATGGCTGGTGGTCAGGAACATAACCTTTTTTGCCACCAGTGAGCGCATCGATGTACGTCCGAACGTCGCGCTTTCCGTTGTACTTCCACGGGCATTCAATGCGACAGGAGCGGTATGCACTTTCTAGAATGGAGCCATCAAAGTCGGTACCACGAAAGTAAATCGTGGCGCCAGTATGTTGAGCAATCCAACTATTCAGATTAAGCAGCTGGTCAGCTAGCGACTCACGATCGCCAGATAATGCTTCTTGCGCGTCCTGCTTCTGACTTCTCCACCAATACTGTGTATCTTTCGAAACAGAGCGCCCAAGCATCAGCTGATCGTTAGCATCAAGCAGGCAGTAGAACGCATTAGCTGAATAGTCAGAAAGCTCAGAATCACGGCTTACAGCTAGAATAGATTCGCGAGTACCTTCCAGATCGGCAACATCAAAAGCAAAAGCGCCGATAGATAGGATGAGAGCAGAAGGACGCACATCCATAGTTTCTGTGTCGATCACGATAGAGTTAATCATTGTTATTTGCCCCTTTAATAAAACAAATCCAGTGCGTATTTGAGTGTTTACCTGATGAATGCCCAAATGCTGGTTTATGGTTTGTAAGTGCCAGAACTTTGCTTACGGGAATTTGTGTTTCATTCCACTTAAAGATCAATGTGCCGTGGCCACGCAGTACACGAAAGGCTTCGTGAAATCCTGCTTCTAAATCATCGCGCCATGTTTCTATGTTAAGAACGCCGTACTTTTTACGCAGCCAGCTGTTTTCACCTGCACGCACCAGATGCGGTGGATCAAAGACAACAACGTTGAATGACTCATCAGCGAACGGCAAATGACGGAAGTCAGCTATCATATCCGGCTTAATTTCAAGGTTACGGCCGTCGCAAAGCGTGTGGCTTTCACTTCGGATATCGCAAAACATCACATCAGGGTTTTGCTTATCGAACCAGAACATGCGGGAGCCGCAACACATGTCTAAAATTGTCTTAGCCATTGGTCTGCTCCTGAACTGAGTTGTCACATTCACAAGTTCCAATGAATGCATAAGTAAGAGGGCTGGGAGCATCTGGATAGGACACTTCGTCATCGCTAACCCGATAACCGGAATTTCGGTATTCAAGAGTGATATCACCATTGTGGTGAAGTTTTGATACTGCCCCGATTACACTACGAAGGCGGATCGTTCGGCCTTTGTTGGTCTGGATGGTAAAGGCTAATTTATCGCCTAAGCTGATGCTGGTAACTTCGGCTTTGACCATCTTCTGGCATTTTTCACAGCGATATTTGCTCATGCTTTACTCCCCTCTACAGCAGGTGCCGCGGAAAGCATGGCAGCCCAGCATAATTTAGCCCTGTGTGCAGCCTGCTTACATCCGCTCATTGCTGCGTATTCTGCCCAAACCTCAGGCTTACTGAATGTCTTATCAGGCTCAGACTCAAACCCATCAATGATCATGTTCTCTGTTGGCTCAATCGGAACCAACTTCCAACCTTCCGGAATTACCGGAGAGTTCTCGTCTAGGATGACAATGACATCGATCGCTTGCTGAAGTAGTTGAGCTTCTATAAAGCTCATGGTGTAACCCATTTGTAGATTCTCACGTATCATCAGCAGAATATCTTTCATGACTTCTGCTCCTGTGCTAGGGGCGCTGAAAATGCAGCGCGAGAGGGTGACCAATCGCAATACGTATCCGATTCAGTGTGTCCGAAAATGGCTTTACAACGCCGAATATGTACGCAATCACCGCACGTCTTCCCAGCTGGAAGTTTCATTTTGTCCGGATCTGCTGGGTCATAATTAAGTGTTGGCATCATTCGCCCTCCTGTGCTGGGGCTACGGAAATCAGATAATCGCCAAAATCAGTGATATAGCTAATTCGACCTGAACGCTGTAGCGCTCCAATTTGTTCAAGCCGCTGCACCTGTTCTTTTTCCAGATCGTGACCGCCTGATTCTGGATCGTCACAGCACTCAACAAAGCGGTGTAACGCTGCAATGTCTGCGTCAGTAACAAACGAACGCCACTGTTCCGCAATTACAGGTTGTGCTTCTTGCTTAGCAAGCTGGTGGACCTCACGCAGTACATCAAACCGTGTAATGGCTTCACGTAATATTGCCGCTGCTTCTGGATATTGATCATTAATAAGCTTCACGCCTGCATGCGCTTGCTTAACTAATATTCCAACTGGTATTTCACTGATGTGCGTCATTTGCATAGCTCCGTCAATTCAACGTATCGCCCCATAAAGAGATGCTCGGCTACTTCTGCGGTCATTGGTTCGATAGTGAAATCAACAAATGGAATGCCATTCAAAAGTGGCCACGGATTTTCATCAACGATCCCAAGGTCACGTTTTTCTGATGCCAGCATGATGAGGTCCGCATATTTGACGCAGCTGCTAAGCGCTAGTGGTAGGCCAAATCGTTCGCAGATAGCCATTTCAACGCGCTGTTCTAATGCGCGATAATCTGGCAAAAGAAGTTTTATGGGTGATGGCATATCTTTGATGTAAGCCTCGGCAGCGTCATGCATTAGGGCCTCGAGTGCGAACTCTGGAGGTACACAAAACGATGCGTGATAGCAGTGCTGAGCAACGCTGTACGCGGCCTTGGTATGACCGTTAAAGCGGTTTTCTCTGGCAAGGGCATGAGCGATATCCTCGATCACTATTTGCTCGCGCTGAGGCTCAATTAAATTAAATGCTTTACCTGAGAAGGTAATAATATAAGGGCTGTTCACTTTTTAATTTCTCCACACATTAAATAGATAACACTTCACTAAGCACCGAATATGTTCGGTGCTTAAGGCTGTATTAAATATTATTAATAATTAGGCTTTAAAATTACCGATGAAGGTTTCAATAGATTTGCCAGTGAATTGCTCTGTAAGCAGATCACGGAATTCGTTTGCAATTTCTTCCTCTACAGCTTCCAGTTGAACAATACGCAGGACAAATAAAGGCGTGTCACCCGTCAGGATACTATTACGCAGGTTGAAACGGCGCTCGGATAAGCCTTCATAAGGTACGCACTTAAATTCAAAGGCCACAGGCATGATCTCTTTGCTTTTAGCCTCTACACTTTGCATCAATGACTGCTTACCGCTGAAATCAGCAGCTTCATGATCGGCACTTTGTACAGATTCAATAGTAATACGGCGAACGGCGCTCACAGCTTGTTTAATTGGAAGCACTTTACCTTCTGCATCAAAGGCTGTGAGGAAGTCGCTCCAATCCTCTAGCCACTCTGCAAGGCGCTTCTGGTTTGATTTTTCACCATTGAAAGCAAGCAGAGCGCAGAACGGTGCTGTTTTCTTCAAAGCGATTGCTGCAGTGTTATCGGCATGGCCTGCGTTCGCAAGCGTGCCGAGGTTGAACACGGAGGTTGCACACATATTGTCAGCGTCGATAAAGCAACGGGCGCCCGGTTGACCTTCGGAGTATGCAGATGAATAACGAACGAAATCGGCAATACTGGTGGTACTTAATTTTCCACGAAAACGGCTACGGCCTAATTCTAAATGTTCTAATGATTTAATTTGGTGATTTTCAGGAATAATTACAGCTGGGCAATTAGTCGTTTTAATCGGGTCCAAATGAAATGCAGATAATGTAAGCTCTTGGATTTTATTAATAGTGCAAGCGTCTAATTGAGACATGTTTAGTCCTCGCTTATTTAAAAAGCGTTAATTTAAAAGGTTGAAATAAAACTTAGGTATTACGGCTTATGTAGTTATTCGTAATTTACCGTCTACCTCTCCGGTAATTGCAAATAACTGGCCCTGATCTTCTTGTAAGATCGTCAGCTTGCCACCTTTCCCAACGTACATAGGTGTTTCGGTGGTGTCTTCTTCTGACTGCTTGCCACGAGGTGTTGGTGTAACGAACTTCAATTTGTGCTTAATACCAACGCGCTTTTCTTCAACTGAGTTGCTCAGGCGGTCAATATCAAACGTGAGGACAACTTGCCCTTTACCGCCATTGTTGAGAACCCCCAACGCGGTATTGTTGAGCGCAGCGGCGATCTTGTTAACGAAGATCCCCGCGTCGAGCTCGCCCAGAAAGTCGGGCACTACGGTCATGCGATCATTGCTCATCGGTTTACCCTCTGAAATGCGGTCTGTACCGCGCTTATTTACTCCACACACTGATTTGCTGTGGTGGCTGGACTTGAACCAGCGACGCGAAGCTCGGGCGGCCTCCGCTCTACCAACTGAGCTACACCACAACCGGCTGGGTACTCGAAACGCCCCTGAATCAAAATACCCATGCGGTTGTGTACTGCTTAAAAAGGGCGGTTACAGGCCAAATAACAGCCATCAATCCTCTGGTTGAAATCCTGCAACCGCCAAAGCTACACAGTATTCTTTAGAGAAACATCCTCTTTGTTTTGAGGAGGTCTCAATATGAGGAACTATAAACCGTCGCGAATTGCGGAGCAAGAGAAAAGAGCAAAATATTTGTAAACCATACAAATCAAGTGTATAAATATACAGTATGTCAAAGCTAATATGTTTCTAATCAATGAATTAATTAGCTTTATTGGTTTGTTTGGGGGAATTCATTGTGATCTTCGAGCTCAGGAGAGTCGGGGGAGGGGAATACAAAGCTGCGGCCCGCGAAGAAAAATCCCCGCGGGAAATTGTTCAGTTGCGAATTTTTCGACTGAGGAATACAACAACACCAATTAGGTCAATATCAATATTTACCTCAATGAGGGGGACTCGTTGATCATCAACACCAAGGAATTTCTTTCCAGCTACTTCTAAGTATTTAAAGACTGATATCTCACCTTTAATATTGGCTAATACATAGTCTTTAGTTATGGGCATGATTTTGGTATCAACAATTATCGTCGTACCAGCTGGCGCAACATCACAACCACTATCTTTTTCAATGAAATAGGCTCTAGTACCTATGCCAAACTCTGATGGCGCGGTAACCATTTCGCCCGTAGGCCCCTCGGCTCCCCATAGAGCTACGTGGACTTCATTGGTGATTGTAGGAGTTGAAATTGGCTGATAATCAGACGGATCACCAAATAGTAGCCACCTAGAAGATACCCCTAGCGCTTTAGAAAGCATTTCAATTTCTTCGAGCTTAGGCTCTCTATCACCACTCATCCACCCACTAACTGTAGATCGCCCACGCCCTATTTTTTCAGCAATGGCCTCATGCGAAATCTTTAACTGAGCTGCTAGATCTCTAGCTCGTTCATACCAATGCATAAATAAATCGCCTATCTGGTTACTTTCTAACATGGTCGCACATCGCGGAATTCTATTCAGTTGACTATTGAAGAGTAAATGCGGATACTAACTCCGAGATTTGCGACCATGAGAATAGTTTATGACCCCGTTACTTCAATTTAAAAATGACAAGAAGATGACACTCAAAGATCTATGTCTGCTTCTTGGTGAATCTATTCGATACGAAAAAGCTTTGGGTGATGTTTTAAATGGTCATCGACCAGTTCCTACGGCTAAAGCAATGAAATGGGCTGAGAGAACAGGAATACATCCACACAAGCTCAGACCTGACATGTTCAAGGCTAGCCATTTTCCCGGAGGGTTTAAACCGCGAGTAAAGAAGCTCACTACGAGAGACTCTGCGGTAAGCGTTAACAATACTGTATTTATTGATGATTAAAACCACAAAAGAGAGACCAATACTGTGGACAACAAGAACTTTCCAGCCCCGGCAGATATGACAGCAGCAATGCACAAGCTGATCACTTCAACACCGGGTGGGTATGAAGCGATGGCGCAACAGCTTTCGTACGACGGTACCCATAACGCGCTGAGTAACCGCGTTCGTCAGATCGGTGGGCAAATGGTGCCGTTCGGTATGGCTATTCAGCTGGAGGCCTTTTCCGGTCGCACGGATATTACCGAAGCTATGTGTAAGCGTGCTGGTGGTGTGTTCGTGAAACTGCCTGATGTGGATCAGGTCGGGAATGAAGAGCTGCTGCACAAGTTTAACGACCTGCTGGCGGCGCTGGGTGATTTTAGCCGAGCACATAACGAGTTCACCCATGATGGCGTTCTTGACCGAGAAGAAAGCAAACGCCTACGTGCCAAAGGTTATCGAGCACAGTCTTTGATAGCCGAGATTTGGGTGATTTCAGAAATGCTGTGGGGAGAGGGTGACGCCAAGAGTATGCAGCTCTTGGCGTCGGGTGCGACTAAATCAGTGTGTGGAGAAATAACCGCGTGAGCAATTTAACAATAAATTCTCATCTTCCGCAACTGCGCTGCAAGTTGGTAAGCAATGCGCTTCCACCTGCGCCGTTACGGTATGAACGAAGAATAGCAAACCGCTGGGTGCCATGTAACCACAGAAGGGCGGTGTCCATTGTGGGTGTAATTAAAAGACGCTGGGGGGCTCTATGACAAATCTTAATGTAACTGGCATAGCGCCATATCAAAACCATCAGGTTATGAACTCAGTGCAGCCAATGATGAGCAGCCGAGAGATCGCAGAGTTAGTTAAAAGCAAACACGGTGATGTTAAGCGTTCAGCCGAACGCCTAGTGGGTGCGGGTATTTTAACCGCGCCGTTGGCGCAGTTCGATTTTGAGCATAACGGGAATACGTACCAGGAGTATCGGTTTAACAAGCGAGACTCGTTGATATTGGTTGCCCGTTTGTCACCGTTGTTCACTGCGGCTGTCGTTGACCGTTGGCAAGAGCTGGAAAATAGCACTCCAGCGCTTCCTCAATCATTACCAGAAGCGTTGCGCCTTGCTGCTGATATGGCAGAGCAGAAAGCCGCGCTCGAGTTAAAGGTTCAGCAGGATGCGCCGAAGGTGGCGTTTGTCGATCATTTCGTTGATGCCGCTGGTGCTAAGAGTCTGCGTGAAAGCGCCAAGATTCTGCGCATGGCTGAAAAGTCGATGATAGAGGCGCTATTGCGTGACAAGGTTCTGTTTCGTCAGTCTCGCAACATCCACCAGCGTAACGGCTTATTCTGCGTGAAAACTGGCACATCTGAGTTTGGTCATGCTTTTACTCAAACCCGCGTAACGCCGCTGGGCCTGCAATGGCTTGCCGATCGTTACGCCTCTGAGCTGATGGTGGACTGATATGAGCCTACTTTTACCATCTCGCCCTCTCATCGTGCTTTCAGACCTAGCAGAACGCATCGGACTAAACGAGGCCATCGTACTTCAACAGGTCCAATACTGGCTGACTGAGACAAACTCAGGTATCGAGCATGAAGGCCGTCGCTGGGTATATAACTCAATCAGAGAGTGGCACAAGCAGTTTAAATTCTGGAATGAGAAAACAGTAAGCCGCACGTTTACTTCATTAGAAAAACAAGGGCTTATCACTGGCGAAAAGCTATCTAAAGATAAGCGTGACCAAACGAAATACTACGCTATTAACTACGATCATGCGGCGCTAGATGATGCCGAAATTATCAACAATTCCATTGGGACAAAATGTCCAACTCCATTAGGACAAAATGTCCAAATGCAAAAGGACAAAGTGACCTCATGCAATGGGACAAAATCGGGGGATTCCATTGGGACAAATTGTCCTAATGTTCTTACAGAGATCACTACAAAGAGTACTCAAGAGATCACATCAGATAAAAACACTTTGGGCAGTTCGGCTGCGCCGACCGACCCAGAGGTAGAAATTACTGATAAAGCGATTCAGGTACTCAAACATCTGAACCAAGTGACCGCATCCCGCTACCAGAATTGCAAATCCTCACTCGAGAACATTCGAGGCCGCCTGCGTGATGGTTTCACCACTGACGAGCTGATTTTGGTTGTTGATTTCAGTGTCGAGCGCTGGGGAAGCAATCTGGATATGGCGCCGAACCTGAACCCGACCACGTTGTTCCGTCCGGGAAAATTCCCGACCTACCTGAGCTCAGCAACCAACTGGTCCAAGGCTAGCCGTCCACCTCGAGCCCAATGGTCAACAGCAAATCAAGCCAAGCCGAAAGGTTACGTTGATATGGACTTCTCGAAGCAGGATTACTCATCGATCCCTACCGGTTTTAGAAACGGTTATTCAAGCGAACAGCCTCGAGAACAAGCAGCGCCGGTGGACAGAAGCGATTTACCAAAGTGGCTCTTAGAGCGTACCGGAGGTGCAGTGTGAAAAAACAAACCATGCCAGTGATTCGCCGCCACCGTCCGGCACTCGTTCAGCTCCATCGAGAAAGAGCCCAACGCTGTGAAGCGGCAAAACAGTGGCGCCGCGCTGAATACGAATGGTCCCGAGTCATTGAGAACTGCGGTACCGAAGAAGATATGGATCGTGCAGTTAAATGCCGCAATGCCTGTGCAATCTACTGCCGTGCGCCGTATGGCACTGTCGATCCGCGTATGGATTTCGAAGCTTGCGTGGAGGCCATTTAGTGAAAGAAATATATGGCGTTGATGTTTTATCGCTGATCGCGACTATTCAGCAGGTTCGCCGCTGGTGGCACCTACGCAAATGGCGCTCGCAATGGGGTGACGATCAACACCTGCGCAAGATTGCCGAAAAGCGTCAATGGATAGAAGTACTGCGTGTTTTTCATTTCGAACGTAATTACAAGTTTATCAAGCTGATGGTTAAGGCTGATCAGCAGAGGGGGATTCTGTGAGCAAATCAGTGGTAGCACCAACGCCAGAACTATTACGCCAGCAGGCCTCGGAAATGCTCAAGCGTGCAGAGCAGCTAGAAAAGAACGGCGCAACCCGTGACGCAATCAAAAAGGCACTGGTACCGGCTTTACGCGATGTGATGCAGGCCAAACACAGCGTTCAGAAATCAATGGATACCTTGCTCGATGCAGTGGCAGACATGGAGCCGAAGATCGGCAAGCTTGAGGTCGTGGTGATGGAGGTGCTGTCGTGAATATGAACATCAACCCATACTGCACCGATTTAGCCGCACAACGTGCAGAGCCTGAACACTACCTAAAAGACGTTGGCGATCAGTGGCGTACTCCAGATTCATTGTTTTGGGGCATTAACGCTATGTTCGGGCCAATCACTCTCGATCTGTTTGCCGACGCTGATAATGCTAAATGTGACGCGTACTACACCGCTGAAGATAACGCACTTACTCAGGACTGGTCAGAACGTCTGAAAGAGTTGGGCGGTGCGGCATACGCAAACCCACCTTACAGCCGCGCTAAAGAGTATGAAGGGCAGTATGTCACCGGCATGCGCCACATTATCGATCATGCGATGGGCATGCGTGAGAAGGGCGGCCGTTACATCTTCTTGATTAAAGCGGCAACCAGCGAAGTGTGGTGGCCAGAAGAAGCCGATCATGTTGCTTTCATTCGTGGGCGTATCGGCTTTGATCTGCCTGTGTGGTTTAAGCCTGCTGATGAGAAGCAAAAGCCGACCGGTGCATTCTTTGCTGGTGCGGTGGTTATTCTGGATAACCAATGGCGTGGCCCAGCAATCAGTTATGTAACCCGCGATGATCTAATCACTCGGGGCGATGCATTTCTTGCGCAGGTTCGTCGTATGGCTGAAAAGCTGGTGGGGGTAGCTGCGTGAAGTTAATCCTACCGTTTCCACCGAGCGTAAATGGTTACTGGCGCGCCCCGAACAAGGGCGCTTCAATCGGTAAGCATCTAGTGAGCGAACGTGGGCGTAAATATCAGGCTGAAACATACGCGATGGTCATCGAGCAACTACGCCGTAAGCCGAAGGCGATTACTGAGAACGTTTCTGTTTCCGTTGTGCTGTTCCCACCAACCAAGGCGCGCCGCGATCTGGATAACTACTTCAAGGCTCTGTTTGATGCGCTAACAAAAGCAAATGTATGGGCTGACGATAGCCAGATTAAAAAATTAAATGCTGAGTGGGGGCCTGTTGTTAAAGGTGGTCGTGTTGAGTTGGTGATCGATGGGGTGACGGCATGCGCATGATCTGCTGGATAAAATGCCAGTTCTTAGGTGACATCATGATTAATAAGCAATATATTGAACGGGCTCGGTCTATTCATGCAGGAATAGATGGCATGAGTAGAACAACGGTTGGCTCCGGTTTTTATGCAGAAAATCGAGCGGAGCCTTGTGACAACATGTGTGGAGAAAGAAAATGAATCAGTTGATTGCTATCGACGGCTTTGCCGTATGCCAAGATAATTCCGGCCGTTATTGCCTTAACGACCTTCATCGTGCAGCTGGTGGCGAAAACCGTCATCGCCCTAAGTACTGGCTAGCTCAAGTACAGACGCAAGAGCTCGTTCAAGAACTAACCAAGGGCGAGATCCCGCCTTTGATTGGAAACCAGCCTGTTAGTGTTATTCATGGTGGTGATAATCCCGGCACCTATGTGTGCAAAGAGCTTGTTTACTCCTATGCCATGTGGATTAGCGCCGCTTTTAATTTGAAAGTTATACGCACGTTTGACGCAATCCAAACCTCTCAATCAGCAACTACAGCAGAAGATAAGATTAAAGCCGGTATTCTGATCCTTGAATCTGCAGCTAAGATGCTTAACCTCTCCAATTCTTCCAAGTTAGCTGGATACCAAACTCTGCAACAATTTGCCGGTATACCGCAGCTTATGCCTGCGTATGCTATTGATGCCCCTGCAGATGCTGTTGATGGTTCCAGTCTCCCCACAAAAGCGCTAAGCGCAATCCTCAAAGAAAACAATATCCCCGTCTCGCCGCGTAAAGCCTACCTACGATTACAGCAACTGGGGATCGTAGAACGTAAACAGCGCCCTAGTAGTTCAGCAAAAGCCAAAAATGGTATGCGTGAATTTTGGAGTGTGACAACCAAAGGCCTTGTGTATGGCAAGAATGTCACTAGTCCACAAAATCCCCGTGAAACTCAGCCACATTTTTTTGACTCAAAAATTAAAGAGTTGGTCGAATTGATGATGACAGCTAACGCGGCATAGGTGGTACTTAATGAGATTGTTACTGACTGCTTTTCCTCAGTCAGACTTGGGCGTGGTTTTACTGCGCCCCGGTACCGGTCTGATGCACCATTTCAAACCGCTACAGCGTTTATATATTTCCGATGAGCCAAAGGCGCTGCGTGAGCTACCAACGGGTGAAGTCCCTGCCGAACATCAGACATTAGCCGCAGATCCGCGCCTGTCTGCTTTCTGGGCTAATGATCGCGTTTATCGAGCAGTTGGTGGGCTGGATAGTTTGCTCACATGGCTGGATAGGAAGGATGAATGCCAGTGGCATGCAGATTGGCACCATAAAGAGCTAGTCACAACACCCTATGAGGGCGGCGCTGTTCGGCTGTGTTGGAGTTGTGACAATCGTACACGTACGCATTTTACTGAAGCCATGATGTCGATTGCTATGCAGAACAGGATTGAATGCTTACTTGAGGCCATTCGCATCAAACTGGATTTGAGTGAAGGGCGAGAGATTTCATTTGCTGAGGTGTGCTGGTGGGCGACGCTTAACGGCGTAGCTGACCTTCTTCCTGCGTACGCTATTACTGGGATGGAACTCCCCACCATCGGAGGCACAACGAAAGAGGCGGATATTAACCCGTGGGAGCCAGATCCATTCTCTATTGTTGCCGAGCTGGTGGAGCAGGTAAAACCCATTATCAAGCTTGCGGGTGATGAGGCACCACCGGCCAGCTTTATGTTGAAACCTAAACTGGCACGCTGGGAGTGTGAGAAGTACACCCGATGGGTAAAAACGCAAAAGTGCTGCGGTTGCAGTAAACCAGCTGACGATCCGCATCATGTGATTAATCACGGCTTGGGCGGGATGGGAACTAAAGCCCACGACTTGTTTGTGTTGCCGTTATGCAGACGGTGCCATGACAAGTTGCACAAGGACGTTGCGGCGTGGGAGCAGGAACACGGGGATCAGCGATTCCTATTGATTGAATTTTTAAATTACGCGCTGGGTGTTGGCGCAATTTTCAAAGCGTAACGTGTGGGGAGCGCTGAGTAATGAGAACTTGTAACTTAGAATATGTTCGTGAGCGCTTAAATCTGGCGCTGGCGGATTATGGAAGCAGAACAAAAGGGCAGCTTGATGCGTTTCAGGGGGCTGCGTTAATCAATACAACACGATACAAGCGTAGGCCAGCGGTCGAGGTTGGTGGTCAGTATCGGCAATCTGACCCTGTAGCATGTTCAGAGACACGCGGTGGCAAGAGGCCAAAGCCACCGATCGAGGAAATAACATTCTGCCTCAGTTCTTGGCGCCGAGCTGTATTTGAGTTGGAAGGCCACCAGCGTGCATGGGTTTATTACTGCTATGCGCATAATCTTGAATACGATTATCAAGTTCAGATCACCACCCATGTTTGGGAGGAGTATAAAAAAACCTTAGCAGGTAAACGGATCACTAAAAAAGTGACGGCACGTATAGCGAGGCTTGTATGGCTGGCAGTACAGCAACATGCACATAGCTGTGGTGGAGTTCTAGGCAAGAATTATTCCGCGACTGAGTTGGCTAAGCTAATGGGCATTGAGTTGAATAATTGGTCAACTAATTATGCTATCCACTGGCGAGGCATATTGATGGTTTGCCATAGCCTTGATAATACTTCTCTACATGACACGATCGAGACAAGATCGGCTAACAAGCCTAACTTTAATGACGTGATGCTTGCAAAAATGAATAAATTGAGCGATATTTAACGTTAATTTGGTATGTTGCCAAAATTACATATAAACCCGCCTAGTGCGGGTTTTTTGCTATGATGCTCCTTAAAAATTATTTGGGGGTTTTATGGCTTGGCAAGGAGTTCCATTCTCGGTCGAGAAAATTGTAGATACAGTTTTATCTTCACCTCAATTAGCTCATGTCGTATTAGATAAATTACCTACAGTTGCCATTGAAAGTTCATTTTCGTGGGATACAGTTATTGCTGCTGCTATACCGGGATGGATAGCTTATTTAGCTATAAGAAACAGCTATAAACTTGCTGATAAGCAGCATAATATGCAGTCCAAAGAAAAAATAAATCAGGATATAAGGGGGGCTGCTGCTAGCTATGCTACGGCATTAAATTATTGTGCCACTGATTATAATGAGTGGGTCAATGAGGTTTTAGAACGAAGAATTTCCTTTGTTAGTAAGGAATCCATGCCAGAACGACTCAAAAATAATATTTATCTGGCTGAATCTAGTAAGAATCTACTAATCATACTCATACTTCCTGATGAAAATGGTATGAAGCTATTAAATTCAATGGGGAATGCTCATAAAGCACTAAACCCACTGTTAGCCGCAACGGCGAATCGTAGTGATATATTAGAGCTAACAAGTGCGGTGAATAGTTTTATGTATTCGTGCCACGAGTATTTTTTAAGAGATTAATTGAAACACAATATTTAAAAAACATATCAATTAACAAAGGTCGCTAAGCGGCCTTTTTCACATTTAGCGCCCAGCTAACAATCATCCACACATAACACTTTCTAACTGAGAGTGGTTACGGCTGGGGGCTATTCCTTAAATCAAAATGGAGTAATCCCAATGTCTGAGCCGTTAACCGGCACTGGAACAGCTTCGGCTGCGTTAACTGGCGTCACATTTGTAGGATTGCTATCTGGTGTAGATGCTGGCGTTGTAATTGGCGCATTTGCTGGTGCTGTAGTCTTTGTTTTGTCCGCTACTGAATTCCCTATCTGGAAGCGTCTCGTATTTTTCGGGATTTCATTTGTGCTAGGTGTTCTAACTGCGGGGTTTGCTGCGTCGATGATCAGCACCGTTACACCTGATTCCGTTGTGGTTGAAAAGTCTATAGGTGCGCTGGTGGCTTCTGCCACGGTTGTGCGGATCTTAATGGTCATTATCTCAAGGTCTAGTAACCCCACATTGAACTTCAAAGGGGGTGGCAAATGACACTCCAGATTATATTGCTTCACATTAATGCGTTGGCCTGCGGCCTTATAGCCCTGCGTTTAATGCTCTTTAATCGTCAGGGAGCAAAGCATAAGTGGCTGGGCGCTATTGGGGCTTACGTCCTCATAGTTGCAGCAGCGTCGGTCCCCATTCGGATCATCACTGGCACATATATTTCGGCTGATATTTCGGAAACGCTGATTAATATCATGTTCTGCGGTCTGGTTCTTAGGGCGCGGGGCAACTTCATGCAGTTATTCAGGAACCCTATCTAATGATTCTCGAACAGTTTCAAAAGGCGGCTGATATTAGCGCCGGATTAGCTGCGCGCTGGTTTCCGCACATCAATGCAGCAATGAAAGAATTTGGTATTACGGCGGCAACCGATCAGGCGATGTTTATTGCTCAAACGGCGCATGAATCTGGTGGTTTCTGGCAGGTTGTTGAATCTCTGAATTACACACCGGGTGCTTTGGTAGCGGTATTTGGTAAGCGTATTACACTGCAGCAGGCCAATGCTCTCGGACGAACGACAGCGCAATCTGCTCGACAAGATGCGATCGCCAATTTGGTCTACGCGAATCGCTTAGGTAATAAAGCCTCCGGCGATGGTTGGAAGTATCGAGGCCGTGGCCTTATCCAGATTACCGGCCTTGATAACTATCGCGCATGCGGCGCCGCGCTAAAGCTTGATTTGGTGACTAAGCCAGAACTGCTCGAGCTAGAGCTACAAGCTGCGCGTTCGGCTGCATGGTTCTACACATCAAAAGGCTGTATGGCCTACGGTGCCGATGTTTACCGTGTGACGCAGATTATCAACGGCGGCTTGAATGGTATCGATGATCGCAAGGTGCGTTACAACAAGGCGCGGGCGGCGCTGATGGTATGAGTATCAATTGGCGAATGATAGCAATGGTGGTGGTGCTTGCGAATTTGTCCTTATGGGTTGGTCATTACACTGGCTACCGTGACGCTGATAAATCTTGGCAGTTGGAATGGGCGAAGCGTAATAAAGCGGATTCTGATGCTCTAGCCAAGCGGCAAGTTGGTGAACGAGCGGAAGAGCAACGCAGGCAACAGGCAGCAAATCAGGCGGCTAAAGATGCAGATGAAGATAACGAACAACTTAAAGCTGATGCTCTTGATGCTCAGCATTCTGCTGACAGGTTGCGGGAACAGCTCGCACAGCTCAGGCAACAATTCGCAGACAGTGAAACCGGCAAGCTTTCCAGCGCTGCCAGCTCAAGCGCGTCAAAGTCCCAAGCCATCATATTGCTTACCGAGTTGCTCAGCGAATCTAACGAAGCAGCTGGAGAGTATGCAAAAGAGGCTGATCGCGCTTATGGCGCAGGACAAGCCTGTGAGCGGATCTATGACAAAGTAAGCGAGCAGTAGGCATTACAGCAGGTGTTCAATGAGTGCCTGTGATAATGCATTCATATAGGTAAGCATTATTAATCAAGTCGCTTCCGAGTGGTTTTTTCTTTGTTGGAGAAAGAGTATGAGAAAATTAACGGTCACTATTAAAGGCCTTGAGCAACACATTGATGGTGTCGTATGTGGAACATCTGTAGATATCAAGGTATATCAGGGAAGCACTCTTCTTGTATCTGATACATTTACTGGAAAACTATCTGCACCATACTCACGAAATTATGATGTTGTTGAGGCGGATGGTGATATTCAAGTGCTGCATAATCGCGCTGACCTATGTTCTCTAGAAGCAGAGGCTTGTTTGTCATAAGATTATCTCTGGGTACCCAAAGGAGATAATTATGTTTGTTGAAAATGGTCTGAAGAAAGATCCTGATAATTCAGGATGGGTTTTAGGTTGGGGCGTAGTTCGTTCTGCACCGTGGCATCTTGCTGGTGTTTATGGCTCTAAAGAGGCTGCAGAAATGAAAGCAGCGGAATTAGGTGATGGTCATGAAGCTAAGTATGGTTCTCACCATCTCGGAAGTGATGATTTTGTTTCTGGTATTACATCTGAGTAACTTAATGACCTAGCTATAAAGGCTGCCTTCTGGCGGCCTTTTTTATTGGAGGTTATACGCATAACAAAGCGAGGCAGGCGAACTGTAACCCGTGAGTTAAAAATTTTAATAGGCGCAAAAAAACTATGCGCCTAATTAGTTATTGTTTTGTGGTATTAAAAATTTTTAAATACTGATTTATTGGCTTGCCTGAGTGTGAATCTTCCCCGAGCTTGGGGTTTTTTGACAAAACTTTTGATGCTAACTTGTTCGATGCTTGGTTACTGACCCCGACAATAGCCTCTACGTAGAATTCATTGAATGAATTTCTAAAGCCGTACTGCATTTCTTCAATGCTGGACTCCAGAAGCTTTGTACCCAAGCCACGCATTTTATATTTATCGGCTACTGCATAGCCCACACCGAAGCATGGTTTTTCTTCTATGGGTGCCGCAGGAATATAAATAGCGACACCTTTAACAGTTTCCCCTTGCACGAAAGCATAAGTAATCCTCGGAGTGCCTTCGGCATCGTCTAAAAGCACCTTCATATTTGGGTGAATAACGCATGGAGACAGTTTAATCAATCCGTTGAGTAAGGCATGTTGAAAGCTAACTAATGAGTCTGTTGGATCAACGATTTCAGGCATTTCTAATCCTCTAAATTGTGTTATGAGCAGTTTCAAAATACGTCGTTATTTAGTTTCATATCTTTGATATGAATGAGCCATAAGTCGGAATGTTTCTACAGGTTAAAATTATCGAATAAATCATTCAAACCATACCTCACGTGCAAACCAAGAGTAGCTCTTAGTTGTGAATTAGGGCAAACCGATTTCATTCTAAAATGTCGCCGGGCTACAGGATCATGTCTAAAAGGAAACGCACATGAAATATCAGCTCGCAAAATTATATCGCTGTGATCATTTCTTCGGATATGGCATTACATTAGGTATTCACCGAATGCCTACTATAGTGGCTGACTAAGTAAATAATACTCATTATCGAAAAGGTACTCCCGAAGGGGGGCCTTGCCACGGGGCGGCGACCTCGCGGAAAACGCCTCATTTTTGGATTTTGATCTGCCATCACCACTACCTCAACATTTTGAAAATAATAGCTAAATTATTTTTCAGTGGTGAATGTGACTGTTTTTTGTTCATCACTGGAGTGGAGAATGGATAAAGAGTTAACAAATCTCACGCTCAATATCAGCCAACTTGCAGCACTTTCGGATGTTCATCGCCAAACAGTGACGGCGCGTCTAAAGAATGTGGCAACTTCTGGTGGGAATGAATCAAACCTTAAGCTCTATAAATTAACGTCGGTTCTCTCTGAACTGATGAAGATGCCAACGCCGGTTTCAGGTGATGACATGGCGCCGCAGGATCGCAAAGCTTGGTACCAGTCAGAACGTGAGCGGCTCAAATTCGAACAAGAGATAGGGGAGTTACTCCCCGCAAGTGATGTGGCACGGGAAATGGCGTCTATGGCCAAGGCGATGATCCAAGGTCTGGAAACCTTACCGGATATTCTTGAGCGTGATTGCGCGATGACACCATCAGCGGTGCTACGTGTTCAAAACATCATAGACGATATGCGTGATCAGATTGCCCAAAAAGTGGCTGATGCTGACACCTCAATGCCAGAGGAGGGAGAGCCAGAGGAGGCGTGATGGCGTCGCAGGTTACAGCCAGCGTATTACGTAAAAACACCTATGGATTACTGAGTGCGCCTCGGCGCATGCCTGTCGCGGATGCTGTTGCTCGGTATATGCGTGTCCCCGTTGGGGCGGGTAACTCAGTACCTTGGGACCCGATGGTTGCGCCCTATATTGTAGAACCAATGAACTGCCTTGCCTCACGTGAATATGATGCGGTGATATTCGTTGGCCCTGCGCGAACTGGTAAAACAATCGGACTCATTGATGGGTGGGTTGTCTATAACGTAGTTTGCGATCCTTCGGACATGCTGGTTATCCAGATGACGCAGGACAAAGCGCAAGAGCATTCTAAAAAACGTCTTGCCCGAACATTTCGCTGCAGTCCAGAAGTGACTAAATGCTTAAGCCCACGCCGCAACGATAATAATGTTTACGATCGCGTGTTCCTCAACGGTAGCTACTTAAAGTTGGGGTGGCCATCGATCAATGTCATGTCCTCATCGGACTTTAAATGCGTGGCGCTAACGGATTATGACCGTTTCCCCGAGGATATTGATGGAGAGGGGGATGGTTTTTCTCTGGCATCAAAACGCACGACAACCTTTATGTCCGCGGGTATGACGCTGGTGGAAAGCTCTCCCGGCAGAGAAATAACCGATCTGAAGTGGAAACGAACATCGATACATGAAGCACCACCAACGACAGGTATTTTATCTCTCTATAACCGAGGTGATCGCCGTCGCTGGTATTGGCCTTGTCCTCACTGTGGTGAGTATTTCCAGCCAGCCATGAGCTCAATGAATGGCTACCGTGATAATCCCGATCCTGTCGTTGCCAGTGAATCAGCTTTTTTGCTTTGCCCTCATTGCGAGGGACATATTTTGCCCGCACAAAAACGCGAGTTAAATAATCTCGGGATATGGCTGATTGAAGGGCAGCGTATTGATCGGCATGGCGTGATTTCTGGCGAGGCGCGTCGATCACGTATCGCATCGTTTTGGATGGAAGGCCCCGCCGCGGCTTATCAAACATGGGCGCAACTGGTCTATAAATTACTGACTGCTGAGCAGGAGTATGAGCGAACAGGCAGTGAGGAAACGCTTAAGGCGGTTATTAATACGGACTGGGGATTGCCTTACGCACCACGCTCTAGCACCGAACAGCGTAAAGGAGAAAGCCTTAAGGCCCGCGCTGAGGAAGTGGCTAAGCGGACGGTGCCACCAGGAGTACGGTTTCTTGTGGCCACAGTCGATGTGCAGGGTGGTAAACACCGCCGCTTTGTTGTGCAGGTTATAGGTTATGGTGCTCATGGTGAACGGTGGGTGATTGATCGATTCAATATCAAGCAGTCAATGCGTGCCGGGCCAAACGGCGAGAGCCTCCCCATTGACCCCGCAGGCTATCTCGAGGATTGGGATTTATTACGTACTGATGTACTTGATAGAACGTGGCCCTTAGCGGCTGATCCCACAAGTCATTTGCCGGTGTTGGCGATGGCAGTGGATAGCGGTGGTGAGGATGGCGTAACGGGTAACGCATATGACTTTTGGCGCCAGTGTCGTCGTGATGGGGTGCATAAAAAAGTCTATCTCTTTAAAGGGGCGAGCCAGTCAAACGGTAAGATCATCAGCAAAACACTGCCTGATAATACCGACCGACCGAATCGTCGTGCAGAGGCCCGCGGGGATGTGCCTCTTTATCTCTTACAAACGAATGCTCTCAAAGATCGAATCAATAACGCGCTATCGCGTGAAACGGTAGGGGCTAATTACATACATTTTCCTGAGTGGCTGGGTGAATGGTTCTATGACGAGCTGACCTATGAGGAGCGAAGTCCAGACGGAAAATGGACGAAACCGGGCAAAGGGGCTAATGAAGCCTTCGACCTCATGGTGTATGCCCATGCATTGGTTATGTTGCGCGGGTACGAAAGGATAAATTGGGAAAAACCACCTCCTTGGGCGCGATCACTTGATGAATCCACACCTGTATTATCGCCTCGCCCCGCTCAGACTAAAACATCCGAAGTATCAACTCATAAGACAACACAATCACAGACTCAGCATGAGGCTACGGCCTCGGCGTGGGCGCCATCGACGACAGGAGGCTGGTTATGAATCAGACCGATATTGAAGACATGATCCAGTGTTATCTGGAAGCCGAGAAAACATTACTACAGGGGAAGTCGATCACCTTTAATGGACAGTCGATGACGATGGAGAACCTCGGCGAAATTCAGAAAGGCCGAATGTCTTGGGAGCGTCGTCTTGTGCAGTATCAAGCCAGCCAACGGGGACGGTCATCACATAAACTGGCGAGGTTTGTATGAGCCTATTAGATGAAGCCATTGGTTTAGTATCACCGGGCTGGAAAGCGGCACGTCTTAAATCTCGGGCGATGATCCGGGCGTATGAAGCCGTTACTCCGACAAGAACGCACCGTGCTAAACGTGAAAACCGCAATGCCAATCAGCTGACCCAATCAGGGGGGCGCTCGTTACGTGAGCAGGCTCGATGGCTCGATTGTAACCATGACTTGGTGATTGGTCTGTTGGATAAACTGGAGGAACGTATTGTTGGTGCCCGCGGAATCATTGTAGACCCTCAACCCATTTTAAAAACGGGTTTGGTTGCCGATGAGTTAGCGAAAGACATTCGTGCGGCTTGGGCGGAGTGGTCTGTTGCGCCGGATGTTACAGGGCAGTTTACGCGCCCCGTGCTAGAGCGGTTAATGGCACGCACGTGGTTACGTGATGGTGAGGTGTTTGGGCAAATGGTGAGCGGGGCTGCAGCAGGACTAAATCCTACGGGCAACGTTCCCTTTTGGATCGAAGCATTAGAGCCTGATTTTATCCCGCTTGAGCTAAATGACGAGGGTAAGGGGATTTGTCAGGGTGTTGCGCTCAATGAGTGGGGGCGTCCGACAAAATACGTTGTGTATAAAACATTAACTCGTTTGGGCAGCGCGCAGGGAAACACGAAAGAAATCGCCGCAGACAGCATGGTTCATCTGAAGTTTATGCGTCGGTTGCACCAAATTCGTGGCAATAGTTTGCTTGCAGGGGTGCTGATGCGTCTAAGTGCACTCAAAGAGTATGAGGATGCTGAACTGACTGCAGCGCGTATTGCGGCGGCTTTGGGCATGTTTGTTAAGAAAGGCGATCCCCAAACCTACGGTGATAACGAAGGTTCAGGATCATCAGATGGTCCTCGAGAATTAGATATCCAGCCGGGCATGCTTTTTGATGGGCTACAGCCCGGCGAAGATATTGGCATGATTAAATCCGACCGGCCGAATCCCAACCTAGAAACTTTCCGTAATGGCCAACTGCGAGCGGTTGCAGCCGGTAGCCGTGGAAGCTTTTCCAGTATTGCCCGTAACTACAACGGGACTTACAGCTCACAGCGCCAAGAGCTGGTGGAATCGTTTGAGGGCTACAGCATTTTGCAAGATGCTTTTATCGCGGCGGTGAGTCGCCCGATTTACCGCAATTGGCTTCAAATGGCGATCACATCAGGTGTGATTAATGTCCCCCTCGATGTGGATAGGGAGACTCTCTTCAACGCGGTATACAGCGGGCCGGTGATGCCGTGGATTGATCCGTTGAAAGAGGCTAATTCGTGGCGGGTGCTTTTACGTGGCGGTGCAGCCACGGAGGGCGATTGGGTTCGGGCTCGGGGGGCAAATCCGGGCGATGTTAAACGCCGCCGCAAGGCCGAAATTGATGAAAACGCCACCTTAGGACTGAAATTTGACACAGACCCGGCGAACGATAAAGGGGAAGGCAGTGAGCAAAAAACAAAAAAATAGTGTGTTTATGACTCCGAGAGCGGCTGCGAACGGGGAGAAAAACTGGTTTCGAATGAAAGCCAGTGGAGAACGGTCTGCTGATATTTATATCTTTGATGAGATCGGTTATTGGGGAGTGAGTGCGCGGCAGTTTGCTAGCACATTGAAAGCGCTGGGCGAGTTAGACCATATCAACTTACATATTCACTCGCCGGGTGGAGATGTGTTTGATGGCATTGCCATTTACAACTTACTTAACAGCCACCCTGCGAGCAAAACGGTCTATATCGATGGGCTGGCCGCATCGATGGCTTCAGTTATTGCAATGGTCGGTAACCCTATCATCATGCCTGAAAATGCGATGATGATGATCCACAAGCCGTGGGGCATTACGGGGGGCGATGCGGATGATATGCGTGATTACGCCGATCTCCTTGATAAGGTCGAAACGGTGCTTATCCCCGCATATGCCAAGAAAACCGGCAAGACTACTGACGAATTAGCCGACATGCTGAGCGCTGAAACATGGCTTTCTGGACGAGAGTGTGTGGAGCATGGTTTTGCTGATCAACTGACAACATCTGTGCAGGCAATGGCTTGCATTCATTCAAAACGTATTGAGGATTTTGATTCCATGCCTAATTCATTAAAGAATATGATTATTGCGCCAAAGGCCCAAGCCCCCGTATCAACACCACAGGCAGCTCCGACTGCTGCGCCAGCCACGGTTGATGAGAACGCTATCCGCGCTCAGGCGCGAGAAGAACAAAAACAGCGCATTAATGGTATTAAAGACCTGTTTGCGATGTTTGGCGGTAAGCATCAAACCCTGCAGGCATCCTGTATTGAGGATATCGAATGTTCTGTCGAGCAAGCGAAAGATAAACTGCTTGCTGAATTGGGCAAAGATGCGACGCCATCAAATAAGAACACGCCTCATAACCTTATTCATGCGAGTAACGGTAATTTCACCGGTGACGGTATTCGTCAGGCGATTATGGCGCGTGCAGGCTATGAAGAACGTCAGAATGATAACGTCTACAACGGTATGACATTGCGTGAATATGCACGTATGTCACTGACTGAGCGCGGTATTGGCGTGTCCTCGTTGAATCCTGTTCAAATGGTGGGGCTGGCGCTAACCCACAGTACATCGGATTTTGGCAATATCCTGCTCGATGTCGCGAATAAGTCGATCTTGCAAGGGTGGGAAGAGGCGGAGGAAACCTTCGAGCTCTGGACTAAAAAAGGGCAGTTGTCGGACTTTAAAACCGCTCATCGTGTCGGTTTAGGGGGCTTCCCTTCCCTGCGTAAGGTTCGAGAGGGGGCAGAGTATAAATACATCACAACCAAAGATCGTGGTGAGTCAATTGCCTTGGCAACCTACGGTGAAATTTTCTCAATTACGCGTCAGGCACTGATTAACGATGATCTAAACCAGTTAACTGATGTCCCTATGAAAATGGGCCGAGCAGCGAAGGCGACCATTGGCGATCTGGTTTATGAAATTCTTACGGCGAACGCCGTGCTGTCTGATGGTAAAAAACTCTTCAGTCCAGACCACAAGAACGTAAGCACTGGGGCGATTGATGTCGCTAATTTGGACAAAGCCCGCTTGTTGATGCGAACTCAAAAAGAAGGTGATCGAAGCCTTAATATCCGTCCAGCATTTATGCTGGTACCAACAGCGCTAGAAACACTCGCTAATCAGACGATTAAGTCTGTAAGCGTCAAAGGTGCCGATATCAACGCGGGGATCATCAACCCAATCCAGAACTTTGCAACCGTCATAAGTGAAGCCCGTCTGGATGATAAAGATGCAGCAGCATGGTATCTGGCGGCGGCTAAAGGTACGGATACGATTGAGGTTGCTTATCTTAATGGTGTGGATGTGCCCTATATCGATCAGCAAGAAGGCTTTAATACTGACGGGATTGCCACTAAGGTCCGTATTGATGCCGGTGTAGCTCCGTTAGATCATCGCGGTTTGGTGTATTCAAGCGGCAAATAACTTTCCACACATGTGATGTGAACAGCCCTAACGGGCTTTTTTTATACCTAAAATCCGGCCCCATTGGGGCCGTGGAGCAAAGAGTATGGCTACGAATTTTGTGCAAGATGGCAATGTGATCGAGGTTGTTAATGGTAACGCCGACGTAATTTCCAGCGGTGAACCTATCGTAATTGGCGATATTGTCGGTGTGGCAATTACTGATATTCCCGTGGGCGATGCAGGGGCCGCAATGGTAAGCGGTGTCTTTTTGCTACCAAAATTAGCGGCAGACGTGATCCCTATGGGGAAAAAAGTGGCGCTAAAAGATGGGAAAATTCAATTGGACGCTACTGATGCGGTGGCCGCAGGTATTGCATGGGAGGCTGCTGATAAAAATAGCGTCATGATTGAAGTGAAACTCAATGGCTAGCCCGTTTGTGCAGCTCACGGCAAAAATGGATCGTGTGACCGCTGAACGCTTTGGCAAAGCGGTCACCATCAATGGGCAGTCTTATACGGCCGTTGAGTCTCATCTATTGCCTGAAATGGGCCCTGTGCAGGGGGATGGTGTTTCATTAGTGGTTTTTTCATTGGCATATTCACCACGCCGCAACGACAACGTGGTAGTGGATGATGGGTCCTATATCGTCACCCGTCATCAGCTCTTTAATGGAAAACCTCAGATTTGGCTGGAGTAGCGCTATGTCAGTTAAAGGGCTTGAACAGGCGATCCTAAATCTGAATAGTTTGAGTCGGATAATGGTGCCCACGGCAACGGCGCAGGCCGTCAATCGTGTGGCCGCGCGAGCCATTAGTCACAGCACGCGTAAGGTAGCAAAAGAAGCGCGAGTGGATGACAACCGGCGAAAGGGGCTCCCTGTCAAATTGGTCAGGCAGCGAGCTCGATTAAGGAAGGCCAAACCGGATCGTCCAATTGCGTCGATCAAAATAAATCGAGGCAACCTTCCGGCGATTAAATTAGGCGCTGCGCGTGTGCGTCTCTCTCGTCGCAGAGAGGCCAAACACGGTAAGGGCAGCGTACTTAAAGTGGGGCCCTACACCTTTCGCAATGCTTTTATTCAGCAACTAGCTAATGGCCGCTGGCAAGTGATGCGCCGTGTTGGGCGTGCCCGTTATCCCATTGATGTGGTGAAGGTCCCCCTGTCTGGGCCGTTGACCGAAGCATTTATGGCATCGTCGTCACAACTTATCGATAGCGACATGCCAAAAGAGTTGGCCTCGGCGCTGAAAAATCAACTGAGACTACATATCAAACGATGAGCAAACATACCCAGATCCGTCAGGCCGTAACGTCACAGCTTCAACGTGAAATTACTGAGCCAGTGACATGGTTTGATGGGCGCCCTGCCTTTCTTGATGAGCAAGATCTTCCCGCTGTTGCCGTTTATCTCTCTGATGCGGAATACACCGGAGACACCTTGGATGAGGATAGTTGGCAAGCAGCGTTACATGTTGAGGTGTTTCTTAAATCGGCCCAGCCAGACAGTGCGCTAGATAGCTGGATGGAGTCGCACATTTATCCCGCACTGTCCAATATCCCAACGCTCGATACCCTGATCGAGACGATGACCCCCCAAGGTTATGACTACCAACGTGATGAGGAGATGGCGACGTGGGGCTCGGTTGATCTGACTTATCTTCTCACTTATTCAATGTAAGGATGTTATATGACAACACCTAACCCACTGGCACCGGTAAAAGGTGCGGGTACCACGCTATGGCTCTATACCGGCAAGGGTGACCCTTATGGAAACCCGTTAAGCGATGCTGATTGGTCGCGTTTGGCGAAAATTAAAGATCTTCAACCCGGCGAAATGACCGCCGAATCCTATGATGATACCTATCTCGATGATGAAAACGCCGATTGGAGCAGCACGGCGCAAGGAGAGAAATCTGCTGGGGATACCAGTTTTACCCTCGCGTGGAAACCCGGAGAGAGTGGCCAACAAGGGTTGGTTGAATGGTTTACTGAAGGGGATGTTCGTGGCTATAAAATCAAATATCCCAACGGTGCGGTTGATGTGTTCCGTGGTTGGATTAGTAGCCTAGGCAAAGCGATCCCAGCGAAAGAAGTCATTACCCGCACGGTAAAAGTTACCAACTCAGGCAAGCCGTCACTGGCTGAAGATTTACGCACACCGGCAGTCCCTGTCACTGGGGTAACCGTCACCCCTGCGACCGGCAATATTGCGGTTGGCGCCTCTGAAAGTGTCACGTTCGCGATTCAGCCAGACAATGCCACGGATAACACTTTGCGGGTTGCATCATCAGATCTAAAAACGGCGACCGTCGTGGTAAAGGATAAGGTTGCTACGGTCACGGGTGTTAAGGCGGGAAAAGTCGAAATTATCGGCATGACGAATGATGGTCAACATGTGGCCATAGCAACGTTTACCGTGGCGTAACTTCTCTCTATTTCATTTCAATGGCCCCTGACTGGGGCCTTTTTTATAGGTATTTGTCATGTTTTTGAAAAAAGAAACGTTTAAGTACAACGGCCAGTCTGTCGTATTGCACCAAATCTCGGCATTACAGCGCGTGGAGTATTTTGATTATTTAGCCTCGAAAGAAGCCATTAGCGATGAGGGAAGCGAAAGTTTACGTCATACAGCGCAGCTTGTGCGTCTTAATGTGGATGTAAATGCATGGCTGATTTCTCGCTCGTTATCCCATGAAACACCAGAGTGCGATGAAAATGAGCTTCACCAAACTATCCAAAAAACATGGCCTAGCGAAGCAATTAACGAAGCGGTGGAAATAGTGCTAGCGCTTAGCGGCATGCATCCCAAGTCAGCAGACGAGGCTGCTCCCTCGCCTGATACCGTTGAGCAGGTAGAGGAAAAGCCGCTGGCAAAATAGCGGCCCGCGAGCGGGCATTTGCACAGCGTCTGGCTCATGAGTTTCGGCGCCCAGACTGGCGCCGTATGCTCAGTGAAATGAGCGCCACCGAGTTCTCAGATTGGGCAAATTATTTTGCGCTAACTCCGTTTAGTGACCAGTTACTGGATGCGGAGTTTGCCACGATGAAAGAGATGCTTGTGACCGTGTTCGCGAGTGGGGGCGAAATACGCGCTGAAGATTTTAGCCTGCTTTCCCAGCCAGAACGTGAAGAGGTTAAAACGGATGATGAACTTATGCTGATCGGTGAAGGTGCCTACGGGGGAGTTCGATATGTCCCAACAAATTAGCGACTTAGTTATTAATCTCGATGTAGATACTGCCACGTTTAAAGAGCAAATGGCGCGTATCCGTGGGCAACTATCAGGCATGGGGAAAGATGCAGATGGTTCATCGGATCGAATGCGTAAGCTGGTGGAGAGTCAAACCAACGCAATCAAAGGGATGGGGGATACCAATGCTCGGGTAATGAGCGAGGTTAAATCTCAGCAGTCTTCTACGGCCGATACGCTCAAAAAGGATTGGGAAAAAGCATCCAAAGCGGTCGATGAAACTCACCGACGTGTCGCGGAGTTGAACCGAAAATTACAGGAGAGTCAGTCTCAGAGCTCGGCATTAGGTCGCGATCAGGATGCGCTGACGGCCTCATTTTTTCGACAAATTGATGGTACCAAGCAGCTGAGTAACGGGATGCAATCGCTTGGGCGCATTCAGGAACAGATCCGTGCCGCGCGGAAAAATGGCAACATTACCCAGCAAGACTATCTCACTCTTCTATCGCATTCTTCCGCACGTATTAAAGAAACGGCACTGGCAGAGGCGGAGGCTGGTAAGCAAAAAGCGCGATTTTTACAGCAGCTAAAATCTCAGGTTGTCGCACAGAAACTTTCTGGTACTGAGCTTTTGCGCTTCAAAGCGGCTCAAGTCGGGGCTGGTGATGCGGCAGAACTGTATATCCGCAAATTAGAGACAGCTAAAACAGCAACCCGCAACCTTGGCATACAAAGTGCGGCAGCGCGTCGTGAACTGGGTGTTTTGGTGGGGGAACTGGCTCGAGGTAACTTTGGGGCCTTGCGAGGGTCAGGCATTACCTTGGCGAACCGTGCTGGATGGATAGAACAATTGATGAGCCTACGCGGATTAGGCTTAGCCGCCGTTGTGGGAGGGATTGCAACAGCGGTCTATGTGCTGGGAAAAGCATGGTACCAAGGTTCAGAAGAAGCCGTGGCCTTTAATCGGCAACTGATTCTAACGGGTAATTATGCGAGTAAAACATCGGCTGAACTACAGTCTATGGCGAAATCACTGTCGGGCGGCGGTATCACTCAGGGCGCCATGTCGAGTGCGTTAGCCTCAGTGGTGGGCAGCGGTAGTTTTTCTGGCAATGCCGTTACGATGATTGCAGATACTGCCGCTAAGATGCAGGCCAGCGTAGGCCAGTCCGTGGATGAGACAATCAGGCAGTTTAAACGCTTGCAGGATGATCCCGTGCAGTCGGTTTTGGAACTGGATAAAACGCTGCACTTTCTAACGGCAACCCAACTCGAGCAGATCACTACACTGGCAGAGCAGGGACGTACAACGGATGCTGCTCGGATAGCGATGGACACCTACGCTAATGCCATGCGTGCTCGAAGTGCCGATATTAAAAATAATCTCGGAGACTTGGAGAGCGCGTGGAAATGGTTAGGCAATGCTGCATCCGGCGCGTGGGATCAGATGCTGAATGTCGGGCGTGAGAGCACACTAAAAGACAAGGTAGAGTCTACCCGCCAACAGCTCGAGCGAGCTCAAAAGGATCTAGATAGTCTGCAACGTGGGGGGGCGGCGGACTCCACGGGATATGGCTATGGGCGTAAAAATGACTCTCTGATCTCGCAGCAAGAGACTCAGCGGGTCAGTAGCCAAAAGGCGCTGGTTACCCGCCTGCAAAAAGAACTGGGTGAACTGAGTGAGAAATCCTATCAGGATTCAGTGACTGCAGCGCGAGCAGCCGCTGAGCAAAAAGAGCAGGAGCGACAAAAGCGCCAATTTCAAAGTGACCAGGATCTCAAGCGGCAGTATGAAACCTCGGAGGAAAAACATCAGCGTGAGATTTTGCGGATCAAGAATTCCTACGCATCACAGTCTGCAAAAGACGAGGCGGTTAAGCGTGAAAATGCGCGCTTTGCCAAAGAGCAGGCGAGCAAAGTGCGTAAAGGACCCCAGTATAAAGCGCCGGTGGGTGATAAGGCAGAGGAATCAAGCCAAGCTGATTTACAAGCGCTGCAGGCGCAGCTGGTGGTTCTGCAACAACACAAGGCGGTGACAGATGTTATCAGCCAGCAGCGCAAAGACTTATGGAAATCGCAGGCGCAATTCGCGGTATTAGAGGCCGCTGCGACTAAGCGCCAACTCACCACGCAGGAACAATCGTTATTAGCCAGCAAGTCGAGTGTATTGGCATATAAAGCCCGCGTTGCCGCGGTAGGTGACGAGGTTGTTTTACAGGAGCGATTAAATCGCCTCAATGATCAGGCCGATAAGTATCTTCTTCAGCAGCAAACTAAGCGGGACGCATTGCTGGCTAGCCAAACAAAGTCCAGCCGAGAGGTGCAGCGAGGACTCGAGCGCTCTCAACTGCTTTCAGGTCAGAAAGATAATCCTCGTCTCAATGAAATGCTAGATGCTCAGCGAAAAACGTGGGAGCAAGAGGACCAGTTGCGATCGAATTGGCAGGCCGGAGGGCAAAAAGCGTGGGCGGATTATGCAGATGCAGCAACAGATGCTTATAGCGTGATGAAAGATGCCGGAGGGCAAGCACTGACCGGTTTAAGTTCTCAACTCACCACCTTTTTGACGACGGGTAAAGCGGACTTCAAATCCTTTACCAGTTCCATTCTCAGTATGTTGACTGAAATTCTCGTAAAAATGGCTCTAGTAAATGGCGTTAAATCCTTGGCTGGTGCGATGGGATGGGGCGGCATTGAGGCCAATGCAAAAGGCGGGGTGTATTCCTCCGCAAGTTTGAGCGCATACAGTGGTTCGGTTGTCGATAAGCCGACGTTTTTTGCATTCGCTAAAGGGGGCGGTGTCATGGGAGAAGCTGGCCCTGAGGCTATTTTACCTTTACGCCGTGGCGCCAATGGAAAACTAGGTGTGGTTGCGGGAAGTGGCGGCGGCGGAAGCCCCGTTTTCCATAATACCGTTATTTTACAAAATGACGGATCAGCCACATCTAAGTCATCTGGTGGCAATGAAGCTGTGAGCAAAACCATGATGAAAATGCTCGATCAGTTTTGTCAGGACAATATTAGTAAATCCCTTCGTCCGGGAGGACAGCTTTTTAACGCGATGAAAGGTCGTTAATCAGCGTATTCATTGAGGAACGCTCATGGCAATTGAAACTTTTATGTGGCCTACACAGGTCGCAGGACAGCCCACGACGGAGTACGCCAGAACAATACGCGAGGTGCAATTTGGTGATGGATATAAGCAGGTATCTGAAAGTGGCATTAACTCAGAGCGGATAAAGTTTTCTTATTCTTTTCGTGGCTCTCTGAGCGTGGCCATTGCGATCCGTGATTTTTGTCGTCGTCACTGTACTAAGGCATTTATTTGGACGCCTCCGCATGGTGATAAAGGGTTGTACATTATCAGCGCAGATTCAATCCGATTAATTCTTAACGGCAAAACGCAAGCAACAGTCTCGGCGACTTTTGAGCAAACCTTTTCAGCTGTGGAGGTCTAATGTCACTAAATAGCGATTACCAAAAATTGGAGCCGGGTAATACAGTTCGTCTGTTTGAAGTCGATGGCTCTGCATTTGGTTTGGATGAAGTATTGCGTTTTCATGCTTATAACCTGTCTCATACGCCGGAAGAAATCACTGCGGCTGGTGGGGATGACGCTAAGCTCGCCGCAAAATCTATCTGGTGGCAAGGAAAGGAATACGGTGCATGGCCTTGCCAAATAGAAGGATTAGAAATGGCGACGAGTGGTAGCACAGCCCAACCTACATTGACCCTTGCTAACTTAAACGGTTCGATTACTGCGCTTTGTCTACGCTTCGAAGATATGGCGCAGGCTAAAGTGACTATTCACGACACGCTGGCACATTATCTCGATGCAAATAACTTCCCCGAAGGCAATCCTACCGCAGATCCCGAGCAGGAAAAAAAGCAGGTTTACTATATCGACCGTAAGTCACTCGAAAACGATGAAACCGTTGAGTTTGAGCTGGCGAGCCCTGCCGATTTACGTGGCCTGCAAATACCGACGCGCCAGATCCACTCGCTGTGTACATGGTGCTCACGCGGCTGGTACCGAACGGGTAAAGGGTGTGATTACGTGGGCACGCGCTACTTTGATGAGAATGGGCAGCCGGTTGATGATCCGAGTCAGGATAAATGCGGTGGGTTACTCAGCGATTGTCAAAAGCGGCATGGTGAAAACAATCCGGTGCCGTTTGGCGGCTTTCCGGGTGCAGCACTGATAAGGCAATAGTATGAGAGAGAAAACGATACAGGCTATCGTGGCCCATGCCGCAGAGGTTTATCCAGCTGAATGCTGCGGCGTGGTGACGCAGAAATCACGCGTGGAGCGCTACTTTCCCTGCCGTAATATCGCGGAAAATCCCACGGAACAGTTTCATTTATCTCCGGAGGATTATATTGCAGCAGAAGAATGGGGAACCGTAACGGGGATTGTGCATAGTCACCCCGATGCCACCACGCAGCCGAGTGAGCTGGATAAGGCGCAGTGTGATGCGATGGCGATACCGTGGCATATCGTGAGTTATCCTGAAGGGGACTTACGCACCGTGATGCCACGTGGGGAATTGCCGCTGGTGGGGCGCGCCTTTGTATTAGGGCATACCGACTGCTGGGGGCTGGTTATGAGCTACTTCCGGCAAACGCATGGCATTGTGCTTAATGATTACCGCGTTGATTATCCATGGTGGGAGTCAGGTAGTGAAAATCTCTATCTGGATAATTGGTACGAATGCGGTTTTCGTGAGTTTAGCGGCCCACCGCAATCGGGCGATATGGTGATAATGCAAGTCTCCGCACCGGTCGCGAATCATGCCGGCATTCTGCTAGATGATGGGATGCTATTGCATCATATGTACGGCATGTTGAGCCAGCGTGTTCCCTACGGGGGATATTGGAAAGATCGAACTGTGAAGATAGTCAGACATATGAGCCTGATTAACTAATAAAGCTTATGGTACCCTTTGAGCATTAACTAAAGGGATGCTGATATGAAAAAAACAATCGTCATTTTAGCTGTAGTTGGAATGGTGGGCTGCTCATCAATGGCAGAGCTGCGCTCCGGAAAGCCAGAGGCTACATTTTACTCTAATAAAAATATTGATGAGGTTTCTGAATGTATTTTGTCTGGATGGCAAGAAAATAGCGTTAGGTATGGTGATGTTTTCATTCAACCTTACAAGGGAGGGAAAACAGTTTACACACCTAACAGCACTGAGGTTTCTGATGTGGTTAATGTGGATGGTAAAACACAAATTAGCTTTTATCATCAATCTGGGATTTTTAGCTACCGGATAAACAGCCGACTTGATGCTATCAAACGATGTATTTAATTTCACTAAACCCGCTTCGGCGGGTTTTTTTATGGGGATATTTAAATGGCTTTTATCGAAGTTCCATTGAGAAAAATTGTTTTTCATGGGCCGCTAATTAATCGGTTTGGTCGAGAGTTCTCTTATAGGGGAGACTCTGTACCAAAAATGATTCAAGCTGCTAAAAACCTTTTAGATGGATTTGAGGCATTTTTACTTGAGGCTCATAAGCGAGGTCTCACATTTGCTATTTTTGTTGGTAATGAGCGAAAGCGCAACATACCAGAGGCTGAGATAGAAATGACTAAGGGGAAGGATGATATCCACTTAGTTCCAATTATTATTGGCAGTAAGCGAGGGGGCCTATTTCAAACAATCTTAGGTGTAGCTCTCATCGGCGCTGCAACTTTTTTTAGTGGTGGTCTAGCTACTGCATTTACGGCATCGGGTGTATGGGGTGGTGCTATGGCATTAACTGGGGCATCGATGGCGCTCGGCGGTGTAGTCCAAATGCTATCACCCCAGCAGGCTGGTATTCGAATGCGTCAAGATCCAGACAATAAACCCAGCTATGCATTTGGCGGCCCTGTTAACAGTACCGCTCAGGGTAATCCTGTTGCCATCGGTTATGGTGAGCGAGAGATCGGCGGCGCAGTAATTTCCGCTGGGATATATACCGAAGACCAGCAATAAACAGATTAACTAAAGGCCGACTTGGCGGCCTATGGAGGCAATATGAATTTATTTGATATCATCGAACAGCTTCCTCTACGGGAAGGTGGGGCTACTCCCTTCAGTAAGAGCCTTGTTCAGCCTTTTGATGGCTTTGAAAATGCTTTCAAACGTGGTATTGAGCGCACTCCAGGTCTCAGAATCTCCATTCCCATATGTATTGAAAACCAGTCTAATTCGGTAACCCTCTCTCTGGTCAGCCGGGAGACTAATGAAATCTGTAGGCGCAATCTGAATATCAATGAAGCTATTGAGGAAGTCGGGCCTTTCTACTTGCAAATAAAACGATGACATTCTCATGATCCAAGTTATCACATCTTTATTGCAGTTGAGTGGATGGTCGCGCAGAAAAAATTCAACTCGACCATCAATTTTATGGGTGTATTTAAATAGTGAGTCAACATTGTTTATAACGCCCTCCCTCATTGCACAGTCATTTGTTTCGAAGGCCGATGCTGAACCATTTATCCATTTGATAAATTCATAAAATGTTTGTACGGCCTTTTGACTTTCATGAGGTTTAAAGTCTTCTAGAACCTCAGTTATCAGTTCAGGATTCTTGATAAAGTTTGAATAAAACCCTGATCTTTCTTCATAAGATGTTTTCTTCCACGGATGAGAGCGCCTGTCATTTTCAGATTCTCTCAATGGGTCAAAGTTTATAAGCATCACAATTCCCTTTCAGAAGTCAATAACTCTCCCCGGTTTGCTTATCTGAACATGCCAATACTCGACCGGGCTGAGCAACCACCTTACCCAAGACAGAGTGTTAATTGAATCCTGATATCTAAACAGTAGCCGTGCCTAGCGGTTTTTTATGGGTGAAATATGATAAACGAGATTAAAGGCCATAAAGGCGGTGGCGGTGGTGGGCATACGCCTGTTGAATCACCTGATAGTATCCAGTCGATGGCCATTGCCAAAATATTGCTCGCGTTGGGTGAGGGAGAATGGGCTGGTGGCCTTGATGGTACCAATATTTTCCTAGATGGAACGCCGCTCACTAATGAGGACGGTAGCTCGAATTTCGAGGGGGTAAGTTGGGAGTTTCGCCCCGGTACCCAATCGCAGGAATATATCAAAGGTGTCCCTGCTGTTGAGAATGAAATCACCATTGGCACCGAACTTAAGAGCTCGGCGCCGTGGGTGCGCGCGGTTAACAATACCCAGTTATCGGCAGTGCGTTTGCGGTTCGGTTGGCCTGCATTACAGCAGCAAAAAGATAATGGTGATGTGAACGGCTATAAAATTGAATACGCTATCGATGTGGCCACGGATGGTGGCGCATATCGTGAGGTGCTAAAATCTGCCGTTGATGGCAAAACGACAACGCTATATGAGCGCAGCCACCGTATTGACTTACCCACAGCGACAACCGGCTGGCAGTTGCGTGTTCGTCGTCTAACTGCCAACGCTAATAGCGGTCGTATTGCCGATACGATGAACGTTGAGGCTTACACTGAAGTTATCGATGCCAAATTACGCTATCCAAACACAGCGCTGCTCTATGTGGAATTTAATGCTAAGCAGTTTCAAAACATCCCTAAAGTAACATGCCGACCCAAGATGATGATTGTCAGAGTGCCGGATAATTATGACCCGGTGACGCGGCAATACTCTGGTGTCTGGACGGGCGGGTTCAAGTGGGCATGGACTGATAACCCAGCATGGGTGTTCTATGACATCTTGATCTCTGATCGTTACGGATTAGGCCAACGCATTGACTCCACGCAGGTGGATGAATCTGAGCTTTATCGTATTGCGCAGTATTGTGATCAACTGGTACCCGATGGACGTGGCGGGGATGGTATGGAGCCACGCTTTAAGTGTGATGTGTACATTCAGTCGCGTGAAGATGCGTGGACCGTTCTAACGGACTTTGCCGCGATATTCCGCGGTATGACATGTTACGGGCAAAACCAGATAGTGACACTGGCAGATATGCCGCGAGACTTGGATTACACATACACGCGCGCCAACGTTATCAATGGGAAGTTTGCCTACTCAGCCTCGAGCGAACGCACGCGGTACACCACCGCCATGGTGGGTTGGTCAGACCCTGCCAATCATTATGCCGATGCTGTCGAGTCGGTGTTCGAAAATGCATTAGTACGCCGCTACGGGGTGAATCAGACGGAGATCACGGCCATTGGTTGTACGCGTCAAAGCGAAGCTAATCGCCGTGGCCGCTGGGCATTATTGAGTAATAGCCAAGATCGAACGGTTGAGTTTTCCGTGGGACTCGATGGTTTAATCCCGTTTCCGGGACATATTATTGGCGTTGCCGATCAGATGCTCTCAGGGCGCATTATGGGAGGCCGCATTAGCAGCGTTGAAGGACGAAATGTTCGCCTCGACCGCGAACCAGATATTAAGAGCGGTGACCGTCTGATCGTTAATTTACCTTCTGGTATCAGTCAGGCCAGAACGGTGCAGTCGGTAAATGGTCGCCTTGTCACGGTGACAACAAGCTATAGTGAAACTCCGCAGGCCGAATCAGTATGGGCAGTTGATGCTGATGAACTCGCTGTGCAGCTCTACCGCGTTGTGAGTGTGGCAGACAACAACGACAACACATACACCATCGTTGGGGCTTACCATGATCCGGACAAATATGCACGGATTGATACCGGCGCACGCATAGACGAACGTCCCATTTCCGTTATTCCTCCGGGTGTTCAGGTGGCGCCAGAAAATGTTCTTATTACCAGCTACTCGAGCATCAATCAGGGGATAGCCGTTACCACGCTGCGCGCAACGTGGAACGCGGTGAAGAATGCGATCGCTTATGAGGCTGAGTGGCGAAAAGATAACGGTAACTGGGTATCAGTCCCTCGCACATCGGCGCTGGGATTTGAGGTTCCCGGTATTTACGCGGGTCGTTATTTGGTGCGCGTTCGTGCTATCAACGCCAGTGATATTTCATCGCTATGGGCAACATCAGTCGAGACGCAGCTTAATGGGAAAGAAGGAAAGCCACCGTTGCCTGTCGGGTTCAAAGCTGATCCACTCTTGTGGGGAATTTTGCTTTCTTGGGGATTTCCTGATGGTGCTGAGGATACGCTAAAAACCGAAATTCAATACTCCTCAACTGCTGGCGGTGGTGATGCCATGTTGCTTTCTGATATCCCTTATCCACAGCGAAGCTATACGCAAACTGGATTAAAGGCTGGGCAAGAGTTTTGGTATCGTGCACGTCTTGTTGATCGTACTGGTAATCAAGGGGATTGGACTGGGTGGATACGTGGAGCATCAAACGGTAATGCAGGGGATTATCTCGATAGCATTGGAGATGGATTTTTAACTGATAAAGATGGTGAGAAGTTAACCAGCGACATTGATACTAATATTGAAGGCGTTATGCAAAATGCGCTGGCTAATAATGCCACTGTAGAACATCAGTGGGCGCAATACGGCGAGGTGCGCGCCGATATTCTGGTTGTAAAGACAACGATTGCTGAAGTTGGTAATGCCTTGGCTGAGATGAAAACTCAGGTACAGGCGCAAATCGAAGATGTCACCTCTGTTCTCGAAGATAAGCTTACGGCGACTGTAGATGCAGATGGCGCTACAGCAATTCATACTCTTAAAGCTGGCGTTCGCATCAATAATGTATTTTATAGTGCGGGTATGTCTATTGCTGTGTTAGCCCAGCAGGGTAAGCCAGTTATTACGCGCATTGGTTTTAATGCTAACCAGTTTGTACTAATGAGTGGCAGCGGTGGCACTCAATATTCTCCGTTTGCGTCAATTGATGGTCAGGTGTTTATTGATGATGCATTTATCCGAAAAGCGTCCATCAATTCGGGGAAAATAGCCGACTATCTCCAATCAGATGATTATGTTGTTGGTCGTTCTGGCATGAGAATTGGATTTAGAACAGGGTCAATAGAAATCAATGGTTCTAATTCGTTGGGCATGATGAAACAAGATAATGTAACAATTAGTATTGCAGATAAATCGGGGAAATTAAAAGTCCAGTTAGGTTATTTAACAGGGGTGTTTTAATGTCTGATCTTGGATTTGCGGCTTATGGTGATGATGGAAATACGCGACTCAGAATAGATAAAAACACAGCGGGACTTCTTAATTATATCGGAACAGTAAAAATAAAGCATAATTCAGGAACTGGAACGACTTATAGGTTTGATCTTGGATTTACGGCAGGCTCAACGGCCTTGTGTATTCCAAGGGACGGCGTTCAAGTTGGAACCTCATCTAGTACATCTCCTTATAACGATCAGGTTTATGCTATTACTGGATGGTCAAGGTCTGGAAACACCATCACCTTTACTGTTAGCCCAGCCGTACCCGGAATACAAGGCGGTGTTCCAAATGGGTTTACCGTTGATGTTTATGAGTACAATCAAGTACCGGAGGCACCATCGGGCCACTGGGGGATATCGGTGCAAGGAATGCGAGGATATACCGAGATAAATGACACAATGAAGCTAGGTTATTGTGTTTATGCTCAAAAATTGACGGTATCAAGTGGATGGGTACTTCCCAGCAGCATACCTGGTTCTAACAAGCGAGTATTTTGCTATTGGAATAACCCATCTGTGATTGTTGAAATGGGTGCAGATAATATGCTTCAACTAACAGGTGCTACCTCTCTAGAAATATATATCTGCGTATTCGCCTCTGATTTTACAATGCAGTTAGATTCATGGGGGCTTGCCATATGGAATGATAGCGGGCGCCTCGTATTTTCTAGCAAGTATGCCCCATTTAATTTAGGTGCATCTGTATCTATATCGAATGACTACAAGGATAGTGGTGTTCTTCGTCCGATGGTTCCTCTTGAGCGCTCAGCAAAAACTGGAACACGAAGCGGAACTGTCTGGACTATTTATAATATGGGCCTGCAAATATCTGGACGTCAAATTAGACGAAGTAGGGGTTCTGTCGAGGGAACAATAAATACAGGCGGAGTAACATTACAATTTCCCAATATATCCACACCATCAATCGTGCTTGACGCAAGTGACTATTTTAAGTTTTAGTGAGGAATAATAAATATGTCAGCTGGAACAATAACCTTAACAAATAAATCGGCAACGGTATCGGGCGCAGGAACGGCATTCACTACAGATTTAAAAGAGGGTGATTTTATTGTCACAGTTGTAGGTGGAGTTCCATACACAATGCCGGTGAAAAGCATTAATAATAATACGTCACTTATACTGATTAGTAATTTTACAGGACCAACACAAAGCGGTGTCGCGTGGTCAGCAGTACCCCGTACTGCGCTTAATATGGTTACCGCAGCACTAGTCACATCGGGTGCAGAAGCGTTGCGCGGGCTGAATTACGACAAACAAAACTGGCAATTAGTATTTAGCAGTAATGGAAACATCACGGTTAAATTACCTGATGGGAGCACTTTCTCAGGGCCGTCATGGAATTCGATAGTATCAGCGCTAAATGAAAAGGCTGATAAATCAGCGTTAGGAACAGCCGCATCTAAAAATATTGGTAATCAACATGGAGATGTAATGGCTGTTGGTGCATTTGGCTTGGGTGGCCAAGCGGTTCTTCTAAATGATGCTGATATTTCATCACCGTTATCAGGCAGTCAGTTATTTATGTATGGCGGTGGCGGGTTTTGGGGCTCGTGGGGTGCGGGATTAAAGCTAAATTATGGAAGCTCATATAATTTTCAGATCTATTTGCAGGGAAATGGAACACTGGCTTCGCTCGTCCAATCCGTTACTGGAGATCCGATAATCAGAAGTTATTACAACAATGGTAATACGACGGTTGATTCCAATGGGTTTATCAAGAAGGCATCGCCGATAGTCAATATTTTTCACGACGGTACATTCGAAACCAATGATGAGTCAGAAGGTGTTCAGGTAGCGCGTGAAGGTGTCGGAGTTTATCGGGTTAGTAACGTTTTGGGGATGAATTCGGATCGGGCGTGGGGTGGTAATGATGGAGGTTTTGAGATACCAAAAGATAGGAACGGACAGTATATTTTGTGGCTGGATTATGAAATTGATTCAGATGGTTCAATCCTGATTAAAACGTACCATCGCACATACCCGAATGCGCCAAAGTTTGCCCGTAACGAAAGAGAGGATGTAAAAGAGGCTGAGCCTGTAGACATTCCCGCAGATCAATTCCTTTCCGTTCGTGTAGAAATGCCACAGGATTCAATCTGGAATCTGGCACAAAAGGCAGCGCGGGAAGAAATGGAGCAAGAGAAAGCAGCAGAAGAGTAATTAGGTCTGCGCCGGTCCGTATGCAAGAGACCGGCACAGTGACAATACCAGTGGATCGCTAATGCGTTTAAGTGATTCAAATGGATATCGTCAGGCGCGGATACTACAGAGATAAACCAGAGTAACAATAAGGTTAAGTCTTACAAAATTTTTAATTCCTGCTTAATCAGAATCTTCCCGCATTTCTCACTTCATCCCCTTCACAGCGGCCCATCTCGCAAATATACTGTATTTATGCACAGTTATTTTTGAGGCAACATATGGGCTTTCCATCCCCAGCAGCAGACTACATCGACAAATCCTTAAGCTTGGATGAGCTATGCATTAAAACGCCGCATGCAACATACTTCATGCGGTGCCCAGATTATTGCCCCAGCGCAGGCGTGCTTAAAGACGCGCTACTAGTGATCGATAGCTCTAAAAGAGCAGTCCACGGAAGTGTTGTTGTTGCAGCGCTATGTGGCCAGTTCGTCTTGCGTCGGTTGCTGACTATGCCGGTGCCGTGTTTGGCCAAGTTGGAAAATTATGATGATGTGACGTTTGCAGATGAAGAAACCGGATTCGAAATTTTCGGAGTAGTGACACATGTGGTCAACGATATGACTATGAGCGAGTTCGACGACAGCCCTTGCATGTAA